ACTGGGAGGGGGTATCTCAAAAGATGAAATATCCAGTGGCACATCTTGATGATTGTAACTTTAATCACTATGCTTTGCAATTATCTTTGTATCTTTATATTATACTAAGACATAATCCAAAACTTGATCCTGGCAAGTTAACTCTAAGACATATCAAGTTTGAAAAAGCGGGAGAGGACAGATTTGGATATCCAATTGCAGCACTTGACAACGAAGGTAATCCAATCGTTGAGGAGATTACGGCGTATGAAGTGCCGTATTTAAAAGATGAGGTTGTTGCTTTGTTAGATTACTTACAAGAGTTCAGACCCAAGTTTAAAAAGAAAAAGAAGTGAGAGAACCATTATTAGTTACTAGACAAAGAGAAGGAGACGTTTTAGAAGAAATGTTAACCATGCTCAAAGTTCGCTTTCCTGAGCTTAATCCAAGCAACACGGTAGTTCTTATGGTCTCACCTGATTATAGTGCCACAGTGGCCATGCATATGGCTCATAAGCTAAGTAAAGATGGTGAGATGTGTGATCTAATGATGGTTGATGTTCCGTTTCCTGATCAACAAGCTGATTGGTTCATGTCTCAGTTAAAAAGGACATTAACAATCTCTGCAAAAACCTACGATAATTACGTACTTGCAGAAGCTGGTATTATTAGAGGAGGTAACTACACTTGGATTTGTGATCTAATGAAGGATTACATTCCATCTGATAGTAGAATTATTACTACTGCCTTGTTTGAAAACGTGCATAGTAAGTTTAAGAGTGATGTAGTTGGTGAGTATTACGATGATAAAACGCAAGACCTTACTTTCTACTACGAAGAATACAATAAACACTGGGATTAATGGTCAGATTATTTGATGTACAGAACGGTAAGGTAATCCCTTCCGAGCATTGTTACACACTTGAGTTCTTGAAGAACATCATGGATGAGTATGGGGATGAAGCAATAAAGATCTATACATATTTGTTTTACTCAACTTGTCCTAATCCAGATCTTAATCCGTTCTTTGATGTTCCAGAAAAGGACAAAGAAGCAATGATCTTAAAAGAGGTTGGAGCTGATTTTTCTCTTGATGATGACATGATACTGCACGCAAAGAAAAGATGTGAGCAAATGTATCAGACGCCAACTTTTAGAGCCTATATGGGTATGAAGTCAATGCTTGATCGATTGGCAAAATACATGGAGGTGACAGATATTGAGCATGGTAGAGATGGTAACATTACTGCTGTGATAAATGCTGCTGCAAAGTTTGACCAAATCAGACAAAGCTTTAAGTCAACTTATAGAGATTTACAAGAAGAACAGCAGAGTTCTGTACGCGGGGGCCAGAATCTTGCGTATGACGGATAATTGTTTTATCTTGCATAACATACTGTAGTGTGATGAAATTGGCAGACGTGCCCTCCTGTCTCGGGGGTGTGGAGCTACTGATAAACGTAGGGTAATGGGTTGACCACAAGCGCGCAATGTCCTATAGCTAAAGTCCACTTGGAGGTTCGAATCCTTCCACTACAGCAGCAAAACTTGTAAAAACTGCAAGTTTTGATAATAGTATAAACCAAACCAAAATGACACAAGAAACCTACACTGATCTTGAAGCAACTCCCCATCCAACAGAATTAACTCATGGAGAAAAACTAGTTGGTAAAACATTTAATCCATCAGGTGATGACAAGGTTGCAAAAGCAAAAGCTCTTTGCGCTGAGTTAGCAGACTTAATTTATAACTCGCAGTTAGATAGCTACCGACACGGTACATTAACTTCTCTAAAAGAAGATTTGACCAAACGTGCATTAATGGATATCCTTGCTGCACAGATGATGGTAGTTAAAACTTTAACTTTACAGTACTAATATAAACCAACAAGATAATGACATTTGGAGAAGCGTTAGAGCAACTAAAGTATGGTCACAAGATGGCCAGAGCTGGATGGAATGGTAAGGGTATCTTTATTAAGTTACAACTACCAACTGCGGAGTCGAAGATGACATCCCCGTATATCTACATTGATACAACAGGTTTGGATACAACAAATCCAGACGCACCAAAATCAAGAGTACCTTGGTTGGCATCACAAACGGATATGTTAGCAGACGATTGGACCCCAGTAACAAATGGATAATACAGTAGAACTTATAGGATTTTATGGAGGCGATCAAACGCATGCGTTATCAGCTTGGACCTCAACTTCAAGAGACTTTGAAGAAAAGAAAGATCGAATGCCTGCATTACTTAATATGCTGGCAAAAGAAGGGCATCACACACCGTTTGAAAAATCATCCCTTCACTTTCTGGTTACATCAGATATTGCCTCACATATACACATTCTTAAACACCGTATTGGTGTTGCTGTTAATGGGGAATCTGCTCGATACAAAGAACTAAAAGAAGATAAGATATTTGTACCAGAAGACTGGGCTGATATCAAACTTTCAAAGCCTTTGTTTATCCATGATGAAGATTCAAATGGCAATGATGAAGGCGGAGAGTTATCTTGGAAACAAGGAACTACTTGGGCTAGTGTATTACAAGACTACTCAGAGATAGGTAACTATTTGTATCACAACTGTTTAGAAGATTTAACACCTATACTTGGAAGAAAACGGGCAAAAGAATCTGCAAGATTTTTCAAAGGATATAACTCTCAGATTACTGCTGACGTTATGTTTAACTTTAGAAGCTTTATGTTATTTCAGAAGCTTAGAAACGACGAGCATGCACAAGTTGAGATAAGAGATATAGCTAATCAAATGTTAACCATTGTGCAGGAGTTGCCTTGGGAACCATTCAAACACTCACTAACTGCATTTGGATATGCTAAAGAAGATTAATAGTCACAACTATGTGATACATTATAATCAATATACAAAACTCTGGCATGCAATACCAAGAGAAGTGTATCAAGAATATTGGAACAATGATCCAAAAGAAGATGATCGTATTATTACGATGGGTAAGCTTTGTGATCTTCTTGATGCTTTAGGTATTGATGAATAATAACTATGAGTAATCAAGCATTATATAAAGAAGTACCAACTTGGGTAGATGGAAGCTGGACAACCACTATATTCTCAACGAAAGAAGAGTATGTAGAGTTTGTCCTTTCTGTCTTTAAAGAGCCTGGTGAGTATCAGTTCAATGAAACTAGTGATATCTTTAATCAAGAAGCAACAAACTTTAACAAGAATGGATACTACTGTGATGCTCCATTTAAGTCAGCAGACTTCGTTTACTATTGGGATACTGAAAAAGATAAGTGCAGAAATGGCGTAATCTACAGATCAGGAGATCTTGTTTGGTATCTATGTAGAGAATACTACATGTGGCTGAACTTCTTACCTATCTACGATAAAGAAGAAAAAAAGTTTGGTTTTGCAAAGGTTAGAGATGCCCAGTATCACATGGCTTTGTATGAACATCTTGCAGAGTTGCATTATAGACATGCAATAATCTTAAAGAAACGTCAGATAGCATCGTCGTATTACCACATGGGTAAGTTTATAAATACATACTGGTTTGAATCAGGGGCTGTATTAAAACTTGGTGCATCTTTAAAAGATTATATAAACGAGAAAGGCTCTTGGAAGTTCTTGGACGAATACAAAAACTTTCTTAATGAGCATACAGCTTGGTATAGACCAAACGAACCAGATAAGGTAGGAGCATGGCAACAGCGTATTAAAGTACGTCAAAATGGTCGTGATACTTATAAAGGTTTGAAATCAACAATCACGTCATACTCTTTTGAGAAAGACCCAACAAATGGTGTCGGTGGTCCAGTTGTTTACTTCTTTCATGAAGAGGCTGGTATTGCCCCAAAGATGGACGATACATATGGTTTCATGCGTCCTGCCTTACGATCTGGTGATATTACAACAGGTCAGTTTATTGCAGCAGGATCAGTCGGTGACTTGGATCAGTGTGAACCTCTAAAGAACTACGTACTAAATCCAGAAGCAAATGAGTTCTATGCAGTATCATCTAATCTTATAGATAAAGATGGGACTATTGGTAAAACAGGTTTGTTTATTCCAGAGCAGTGGTCAATGCCACCGTACATTGATGCTTATGGTAACTCATTAGTTAAAGAAGCTCTTGATGCTCTTGAGAAACGTTTTGAAAAAGCAAAGAGAGAACTAGAACCAGAGGCTTATCAGCTTGAAGTATCACAGTCTCCAAGAAATATCGAGGAGGCTTTTGCAACAAGAAAAGAAGCAAAGTTCCCTACACACTTGATTACCAAGCAGTTACAACGTATCGCAGATAAAGAATATCCTGTTGAGTATGTTGAGTTGTTTAGGAATGCTGAAGGTAAAGTAGAAGCAAAAGAGTCAAGAAAGCTTCCAATCATGGAGTTTCCAATATCAAAGAAGACTGAAGATAAAGAAGCCGTTGTTTGTATCTGGGAAAGACCAATGAAGAATGCTTCATGGGGTACATATTATGGTTCTATTGACCCCGTTGGTGAAGGAAAGACAACAACATCTGACTCATTGTGCTCTATCATAATCTACAAGAACTCGGTTGAGATATCAAAGATTGATCAGTCTGGTTCAATGTCAAACTATGTAGAGCCAGGAACTATTGTTGCTAGTTGGTGTGGACGTTTTGATGATATAAATAAAACACACGAGCGATTAGAACTGCTTATCGAGTACTATAATGCATGGACAATCTGTGAGAATAACATCTCACACTTTATTCAGCACATGATTAGTAAGAGAAAGCAGAAGTATCTTGTACCAAAAGACATGATATTATTCTTGAAAGATATTGGTGCAAACAAATCTGTATTCCAAGAGTACGGCTGGAAGAATACTGGTACTATCTTTAAGAGTCACATGTTATCTTACGGCGTTGAGTTTGTAAAAGAGGAGATTGATTCAGAGGTAAATGATAACGGAGATATTACTAGCGTAACATTTGGTGTTGAAAGAATACCAGATCCAATGATTCTAAAAGAGATGTTAGCTTACCAACCAGGGCTTAACGTCGATAGACTAGTAACTTTCTGTGCTTTAGTATCTTTTGTTAAGGTGCAAGAGTCAAACAGAGGTATGTCAAAACGTGTTGAAGTCGAGGACGATAAGTTGCAGAACTCGCAAAAAATGAGTAAATTAACTATGAGATCTCCTTTTAGACATATTGGAGGTGGCAACGGTAGTTCAACAACTATGCGTAAGCCAAGAAACCCATTCAGAAACATAAAATAAGTTTTATGGCTCAAAACCGATCGGAGCGTCATGCTGAAATAACGAAGACAATCCAAGAGCAAAAGGCTGAAAAGAAACGTCCAGTTAACTTTCAGCTACAGTTGAATGAGGAGCAGAAGCAAGCAAAAGAAATAATACTACAGAATGCGGTTACTGTATTATCAGGAGCAGCAGGAAGTGGTAAAACTTTATTAGCTTGTCAGGTAGCTCTTGATATGTTATTTAAGAAACAGGTAAAGAAGATCGTGATTACACGACCAACTGTCTCAAAAGAAGAGATAGGCTTTTTACCAGGCGACTTAAAGGAAAAGATGGAACCATGGATGCAACCTATCTATGCTAACTTGTACCAGTTGTACAATAAAGACAAGATAGATTCTGTTCTTAAAGATCAGTTAGAGATTGTACCGCTTGCTTTTATGAGAGGTCGTACATTCTTGGATACGTTTGTTATTGTTGACGAAGCTCAAAACTGTACAAACGAAAACATGATTATGATCATATCCAGACTTGGTCTTAGATCAAAGATGGTTATATGTGGAGATACAGCACAGGTTGACTTAAAATATAGAAACGAAAGCGGGTTTAAGTTTTTACTATCTGTTGCAAATAAAGTAAAGGATGCTGATTCATTTACTTTAAAGACAAATCACAGACATCCAGTTGTTGAGTCTATGTTATTAAAATACGAGGAACTAGAAGAAACTATAAACCATGGAAAAACTAACAAGTCAGCAACAAAAGCATAAAGATAAGATTGAGTTGTTATCAAGGCTTATTGACGAAAAAGTAATAAATCTAACAGAGGCATTACTTTTATTATCAAATACTGAGGAACCAGTGGTACAAAATAATCCTTCTATACAATACCCACCAGGTGTTAGAAGTCCTATTCCACTACTACCAAGTACAAGTCCTTATTTTTATACAACTGCACCACATACTAGTCCATATGTTTCTGGTAATGGTTTTGGATCAGCAACATATACTGATACTACAGGAGTAGTTTCTACTTTATCTCAACGTATTAACGGAGGAGATCTAAGTGGTAAAATGACAACAGACGAGATATTACAAGATTATCTACAGAAAGTAGATTCACAAGAATAAACAGTTCAAAGATGCAGATTATAAATGCCCTTGACGCCAAGGCAGGTAAGAAGACTGAAAATAACAAGATGGGTACGTTAACCCAGCCTATTCAGTTTATACCCGCAAAAGATAAAGACGATGAGTGGAAAGCTCATAACTTAGACTGGCTCGAGTTCCAGGGAATGAAACAACTACGCAGAAACTCGCGTAGATTGATGAAAAACTATAAGCTTGCAAAAGGTATCATTGACAAGACAGATTACATCGTTGAAGATGGTAATGACATGTCTGACATTGTTGATATGTTAACTCAAGAGGATCAAACAGCTTTAGAGTTAAAGTTTTATCCTATCATCCCAAATGTTATAAACGTACTCTGTTCAGAGTTTGCAAAGCGTGTTAACAAAATAACTTTCCGTGCTGTTGATGACATCTCTCATAATGAGATGTTAGAAGAAAAGCGTGCAATGGTAGAAAAAGTATTACTACAGCAAGCTGAGCAAAAGATTCGCATGGAGATGGTTAACATGGGAGTTGATATGGAGTCAGAAGAAAGTCAGCAACAACTAAGTAGAGAAAACTTAATGACTCTTCCTGGTATTGAAGACTTCTTTAGAAAAGATTATCGTTCAATGATTGAACAGTGGGCATCCCATCAAATGATGGTTGATGTTGAACGCTTTAAAATGCAAGAGCTTGAAGAGCGTGCTTTTAGAGATAGTTTAATTACTGACCGTGAGTTCTGGCACTTCCAGATGAGAGAAGATGATTATGAAGTGGAGTTATGGAACCCATTGCTTACTTTCTATCATAAATCTCCAGATGTTCGTTACGTATCACAAGGTAACTGGGTAGGTAAGATTGATTTAATGTCTGTATCAGATGTTATTGATAAGTTTGGTTGGATGATGACAGCAGATCAGATGGAGTCTCTTGAGACTTTATATCCTGTTCGTGCTGCTGGTTATGCTATTGGTGGTCAACAAAATGATGGATCATACTATGATGGTACTCGCTCACATGAGTGGAATACACAGATGCCATCTTTAGCTTATCGCCAGTTTACATCTCAATATGATTCACAGTTTGGTACAGGAGATATAGTTGAGTGGATCTTAGCAGATTCAGAAGATACTGTTGATTTTGGTAAGACACACTTATTACGTGTATCAACTATCTATTGGAAGTCACAACGTAAACTTGGTCACTTAGTAAAGATTACTGAAGAAGGTGAGATGATTCAAGATATTGTTGATGAATCTTATAAGATTACAGAAAAGCCTCTATATAATACATCAACTGTAAAGAACAAGACAAAAGAAAACTTGATCTTTGGTGAGCATCTTGATTGGATCTGGATTAACGAAACATGGGGTGGTATTAAAATTGGACCTAATCGTCCTGCATTCTGGGGCATGAATAATCCAGGAGGTCTTAATCCTATTTACATGGGATTGAATGGTGGTAAACCATCACGTCTTCCATTCCAGTTCAAAGGTGACTCTACTCTTTATGGATGCAAGTTACCTGTTGAAGGGTCTGTATTTGGTGATAGAAACACACGATCAACATCTCTTGTTGATATGATGAAACCTTATCAGATTGGATACAATATTGTTAACAATCAGATAGCAGATATCTTAGTTGATGAACTAGGAACAGTGATTATGTTTGATCAAAATGCTTTACCGCGTCACTCGATGGGTGAAGATTGGGGTAAGAATAACCTTGAGAAAGCATACGTTGCAATGAAGAACTTCCAGATGTTACCGTTGGATACAACGATTACAAATACTGAGAATCCTTTATCTTTCCAGCATTATCAGGTTCTTAATCTTGAGCAGACAAATCGTTTAATGTCACGTATTCAGTTAGCTAATCACTTTAAGAATCAAGCGTTTGAAACGATTGGTATTAATCCTCAACGTATGGGTCAGCAGATTTCACAACAAACTGCGACAGGTATTGAGCAAGCTGTTAATGCATCTTATGCACAGACTGAAGTTTACTTTACTCAACATAGTGATTACTTAATGCCACGTGTTCATGAGATGAGAACTGACTTAGCTCAGTACTATCACTCAAAGAAACCATCTGTTAGATTACAATATATTACATCAACAGATGAGCGCGTTAACTTCCAGATGAACGGTACAGATTTATTATTACGTGAGTTGAATATCTTTTGTACAACAAAGACTAATCAACGTCAAATAATGGATCAGTTAAAGCAGTTAGCTTTAAATAATAATACTACTGGGGCTTCGATATATGACCTAGGAAACATTATTAAGTCTGAATCGATCGCAGAGTTAACTGGAGTATTAAAAGAGGCTGAGAACAAGGTTACTCAAATGAAGCAGCAAGAGCAACAAGCTCAACAACAGATGCAACAAGAACAACTAGCTGCTGCTGAAAAAGCTAAACAGATGGAGATTCAAGCTCAATCTGAGCGTGATGATAAAATGGTTCAGAAAGATATTACAGTAGCAGAGATTAATGCTGCTGGTAGAGGATCTGGATTTGATATCAATCAAAATATGCAGTCTGACTATCAAGATGCTTTAAAAGATATAAGATCTCAAGATCAATACAACGAGCAAATGAGCTTTAAACGCGAGCAAGAAATTAACAAGACTCGTAAGAATCAAGATCAGTTATCTCTAGAGCGTGAAAAAATAGGTGTAGAGCGTGAAAAAATAGATACAGCCCTTCAGATTGCACGTGAAAACAAAAATAAGTATGATGAGCCGAAAAAGAAAGATTAACCATAGCGATATAATCCTAGGGTAAGATAAATACATAGTACACATCAGAAGTTTATCTGATAATATTATGTATATTATAATTGTAGAGATACAGAAAATAAACCAACCAACATATGTCAACAAATAACGAACCAACTACTGGTACAGTAGACTTGGATATTGATAGCTGGTTATCAGCCCCAGGAGCAGATAGTATTATTACACCTGCTTCTGCTGAGTCTGCAAAGCCATCAATGTTTAGTCAAGACAAAACAGATCTTTCTTTTATTGATAAGAAAGATGATGACACGTCAGATGATCCGGATAACGGTGATGACAAAAAAGACGAACCTATAAAGGTTGATGAACTATTTAATCAGCTTGGTGATGAGCCAGCAGATGATGAAGATCAAAAACCAAACAAAGGTGGTCGACCTAAGACAGAAAAGTCTGGCTTAGTTGATTTCTTCAAGAAACGTATCGAGTCAAAAGAGATGTTTGCATTTGATGACTTTGATGAGTCAAAACAAACTCTTGATGATTACTTAGGTACGTTAGCCGAAAAAGACTACGAAGAGTTATGGCAAGCAAACATCGATAACTTAAAGAACGAAGTTGCTTCAAATACTCCTCAAGAGTTTTTTGAGTCTTTACCAGAAGAGTTACAAGTTGCAGCAAAGTATGTTGCTGATGGAGGACAAGATCTTAAAGGTTTATTTCAAGCCTTAGCTCAAGTAGAACAAGTTCGTGAACTTAATCCTACAGATGAGAATGATCAAGAGTCTATCGTTCGTTCATACTTACAAGCAACAAACTTTGGTGATACAGAAGAAATAGAAGAAGAGTTGACGACATGGAAAGACTTAGGTGTGCTTGAAAAGAAAGCAAAGCAGTTTAAACCTAAGTTAGATAGCATGCAAGCAGAGATCGTTCAGTCTCAATTAGCTGAACAAGAATCTCGCAATCGTCAACAAAAACAAGCGGCAGAAGCTTACATGGAGAATGTGTTTGAAGCTTTACGTCCAGCTGAGATCAATGGTCTTAAGTTAGACAAGAAAACACAAGCATCTTTGTATGCAGGTTTAGTACAACCAAACTATCCGTCAATATCAGGACGTCCAACAAATCAGTTAGGACACCTTTTAGAGAAGTTTCAGTTTGTTGAGCCAAACTACCCGTTAGTTGCAGAAGCATTGTGGTTACTTTCAGATCCTGAAGCGTATCGTCAAAACATTGCAAAGAATGCAAAGAACCAAGCCGTTGAACAGACTGTGCGTCAGTTAAAAACTGAACAGTCAAGAAAAGTTGGATCAAGCTATGCTGAAGAAGAAGACAAACGTCCTTCTGTAAGAAAAGCCCCTCGTCCAACAAACATATTCCAGCGTTAAACAAAACGATTATATTATAACCCTTTAACAAAAATAAAACATTATGGCAACTCCAGTTTTGAATAATGGTATATTTTTGCGTGATACGAGCTATGCAGCTTCATCTCACGTTGATTCATACCACTTATCAAACCTTCTTAAGAGCTCAGAGCCAATGGACTTAGGTCCAGTGGATTTGTGGGCAATGGCACAAAAGGTAGAAATGCCTTTGTACCAGATGTCTTCTTTCGGAGGTAAAAACGTTATCAACGTTGATAACTCTCGTGGTGAGTACAAGTGGCAAATCCCTGTAGCTCAAGATCTTCCTTATATCTTAGAAGATATTGAATCTGCAAATGCTACAAAAGGTATTGACGGACAGTCGTTCAAGATCAAATTGAACAAGCGTCAGTTCGGTCATGGTGATATCATCACTTATGACAAGTACAACGGAGCTGAGATGTACGTAACAGCAGATGATATTATCCCTGCAGGTGACGGTTTCATCTACACAGTTCAGTTAGTAAACAACGACAACTTGAAGTTCTTAGACAACAAGTATGTAAAGCAAGGAACAAAGATCTTCCGTAAAGGTTCTGCACGTGGAGAGTATGGTGAGCGTTTCTCTGACTTAGGTCAAGTTAATGCTGGACACCGTGAGTTCTATAACTACGTTGGTGGTGCTGAAGCACACGTTCACTATTCTGTATCATCTCGTGCTGATTTGATGATGAAAGGTGGAATGAAAGCAGATGGTACTGTACCAGTTGTTGAGTTATGGCGTTCATTTGATAAGTCTATCGATCCTGCGGTTACAGACTTACAAGGTTTAGCTAACAAAATGGGTAAGGACTATGTTAAGAAAGCATACGAATCAGGTCAATTGACTCGTACATTCTTAACAACTTTAGAAGCTGCTCACTTATCTAAAATCTCTACTGACATTGAGTCTTACTTAATGTGGGGACAAGGTGGTCGCGTTAAGCAAGATGGTCCAGATGATATTCGTTTATCAGTTGGTCTTTGGAAGCAGTTAGATAACTCTTACAAGCGTATCTACAACAAAGGTTCATTCAACTTAGACTTGTTCAAATCTGAGATCTTCAACTTCTTCAATGGTAAGGTTGAGTTCCAGGGACCAGATCCTCGTCGTGAATTAGTTGTTCAAACAGGTATGGGTGGTATGAAGTTAATCAACGAAGCTATTAAGAAAGAGGCGATCAACTCTGGCTTAGTAATCAATGCTTCTGAGGTTGGTGCTATCACTGGTAAAGGAATGGACTTAAATTTCGGTTTTGCGTATACTCAATACGTTATTCCATTCTTAGCTAACGTTAAGTTTGTATTAAACCCTGCGTTTGATAACGTACACACAAACGATATTGAGAACCCTATCATCGATGGTTTCCCATTATCTTCTTACAACTTCGTTATCTTTGATATCACTGATAACACTAACGATAACATCTACTTATTGAAGTTATCTTGGGATAATCAATTGAAGTGGTTCTACCAAAACGGTACAATGGATTACATGGGTCGTTCTCAAGGCTTCCAGTCATCTGGACAGTTCAACGGATACCGTGTGTTCATGTCACAAACAATGCCAGCAATCTGGGTTAAAGACCCAACTAAGGTATTGAAGATTGTGATGCGTAACCCTGTTACTGGCGGATCATTCTAATAGTACTAGTAGACCTGGAGATGAAATACTCTCCAGGTTTTACTATAGACATCAAAAGTGTCAACCCTCAACCTGTTGTACGCAAACCGTACTGATCATGCGGAGAGCTTGCAACTCTCAACAGGTTCTATAAACCAAACCAACACAATGAAAGCTAGACTAGGACAGTTAGTAAAGGTGAAGAATAGCAAGAAGCAAAACTTCCCTAACGTTAATGATGCTTATTTTGCTGTATGGGTAAAAGACGAAGATGGCCACGGTCATAAGTGTTTGCTCTTTACTGAAACAGATTTAGCAAAAGCAGAGTTGAGAGCTAGTAAGAACCCAGAGGATCTTACAGAACGAAGCTTAAACTCTTTGATATTAGATTAAGAAATACGATATTTACTAGAAGTCTAGTAAGTCTTATTATAAACCAAACCAAACCAAACATGAGTTCAGTAACTATTGTGGAACGTTATCCACAAAATAAGCGATCAACGATTGCTATTAGACCATACTTTGATCCTAGTGTTGATAACATGGGTCTTCAAAAATACGGTTTAACTTTGTTTGAAGGAGCTTTCCACGAAGAGTCGATTGCATGCCTTGAGATTAATGGAATCAAACGGTATAAGACTGGTTTGAATGAATATGCTCCAGAGATAAAGGACTTAAATCCTGAAGAAGCAGAAGCAAAGATTAAACAGATTCGTGCTGTTGTTTGTCAGTTAGAAAAAGAGTTAGCTGCGAATATCATTGATCCTACTGATCCTGACTTCTGGAATAAAGTCGTTTTGCTAAAACCAAACAACGATGATTTCTGGGATAAGATAAAGATTAGATGTGGAAACGAGCCACTCTTCTTAGAGCCTGATAAAGATCCTTATGATTTGATTCGTATGTATGCTATTGAAGCAGGTGGATTTAGTATTGTTGCAAAGTCGCTTGATGATGCAAAGACAACTCCAGTCCCACCAAAGTTCTACTTAGATAAGTTAGAAGAAACTGCTTCGACAAATACAGAGGTTAAGAAACTTCGTAACAAAGCATTATCTGAACTTGAGAAGTTATTTAATAAGAATACAAATAAGTTGTTCTACGTTGCAAAAGTGATCGACGTAAACTCTGCTCAGTATCGCAAATCTACTCCTACAGACATTATCTATGACAATATGGATAAATACATTAACGGAGAGTATGTTGATAAGAACAAGCGTAAAACAGCAGAACGCTTTATTGAGGTAGCTGCTCTTGATATGGAAACTTTGAAGCTTCGTGCTATTGTTAAAGATTCTACATATTACAAGATGATTGCAACAAAAGCTGATGGATTTATCTATCACATGTCAACATCAACAATGTTAGGACGTACACCGTCAGACTGTGTTGAGTTCTTGAAGAATCCTTTAAACGAAGAGATCTTAAGAGACGTGACAGAACGTGTTGAGAAATACTGGCAACAGTAATAATATTCTCCTCCTTGGATAGTATCCTTGGACCGACATCTGAAAAGATGTTTCAAGTAGTGCCCCTCTATACTATGCTATAGTGCAGCACTTTAAAACAAGATGTACCTAGGTTGCATACCGTAAGATCTGCACCTAGGTCTTTTTAAAGACTATGGATAACAAACTTATACAGCTTAAGATTAAGCAACGTCTGAACAAGTTAGCAAGTTTTGATTATGACAACATTGAAAGTTGGCAGATTCAAGAAGCTTTTAATAAGGCGCAGCTTGAGTGGACAAGACGGGTTATTCATGGTTTAACACCAAGAGCATTAATGCCTGAACAGTCATCTAACATTGTTGATGACTTACAGATATTATTAGAAGAAGTTAATCTTAGCGGTATTGAGAGAGATCTATACTTTGAAACATCTGATATCCCAGTTGATTACATGCACTTTACTCGTGTTAGCACAAGAGCTATTACGTCATGTTGCCCAAGTAGAATCATGTCAGTGTATTTAGCTGAAGAAGCTAATGCTGATGAATTACTATCAGATAACTTTAAGTCTCCTTCTTTTCAATGGGGAGAGACTTTCTGCACAATCATGAGTAACAAGATCAAGATCTATACGAACGGTGAGTTTAGTATTGAAGCTCCAAAGCTTACCTACTATAGAAAACCAAGAGCTATTAAGTTCAAAGGATCTATAGATATTGAAACTAATACTGTTATTCAGTATGATGTGACATGTGAGTTTAAAGATGATGTTGCTGAGATCTTATGTGATGAGACAGCTGCAATCTTGGCTGGTGATATAGAGTCAATGAATCAATACCAAAGAGAGGTTCAAAACGCAGGTAGAAACAGTTAATAAAACATGGTACAAAAACTACAAAGACCAAATGGGTCTTTAGAATCAAAGACAGCTGCTTGCGTTAGCGAGTTAATGAATGCTGCAACTAGTTTCCATAAACTACACCTAAAAGTAAAAGACTTAGGTTCATTCTCAGCACACAAAGCTCTTAATGAGTTATATGATGCTTTACCTGGACATGCTGATGCACTAGCTGAAGGATTCCAAGGAGCTGCTGAGAAGTTGTTAACATATGAAGATAATGCACCGCGTCCTTTGAATAGTGTACAAGAAGCGTTATCTTATATTAGAGATGTATACCAGATGGTTACATCTTTACAAGGTATGATGCCTTACAGTGAAATAGTAAACGACTTAGATATGATTAAGTCTAGCCTTAATAGTGCTAAGTATAAGTTACTGTTCTTAAAATAGTTTTTATTTATCTATAACCCATAAACACAATTAACTATGTATTTTCCTAATGCATTTAAAAAAGCGTTTTTAGTAGGTCCTAATGGACTTGACGGAAACGCTGTTGCTTTGGCAGCTAGCGGAACAACTGCTGGTTTGTCTGCTGGAGAGTTAGGAGTATTTAATGCGTCTACATATGCTGCATTAACTACTGCTGGAACTGCTCCATTCATCATCGCTCAAGGTTCTTATTTTACATCTGATAAGATTGGTCCTGTACACGGTGGATACCAAGAGTCTGTTAAGTCAAAGACGATTAATCCTAAGTACATCTCTCGTGTATTTAAAGTTGCTTCTAAGACTGCTCAAAATCAAGTAGTTGAAGTATCTATCTCTAATGTATTAGAAGATGCTACTTACCGCTTACGTGTTGACTTGAAAGGTTCTCCTGCATTACGTTTCTTATCTCACAACTTGTACAAGACATTAGATGCTTTTACAGGATGTGCTGCTGGAGATGTTGCTGCTGTAATCGATCCAACTAAAGTTGCTATCGCTTGGGCAAAACAAATAAACGAGTCTCCTTACTTAGGTAAGTTTATCTCTGTTGCTGTTAAAGATACTGCAGGTGATGCTGTAGCTGCTGGAGATTATGATACTTTTGCAGGTGTTGCTGCTACATCTTCTGATGTTGCAAAGTTAGTTATTACTGCAGCTTATGTTGATACTAAGTTTGGTGATGCTACTTTTACTCCAACTGATAACTACGATCTTGCTCCGTTATCAATCTACACTTCATTTGTTGATGATTCAGGTGAGCCATGTGCAGTAAATGGAATCTCTTCTGTTGAAACACAAGCTGCTCGTCAAGCATCAGGTGTTGGTGAGACTGTATTACGTGAGATGATCTTAGACGGTCGTTACCGTCAAGAAGCTTATCCAGATGGTGGACATGTTGATTCAATTCGTATGCGTGAGATCGAAGCTAACCCAGGTTTAGCAACAATCAACCGTAACGGATTATACGATCAAGTAATGGTATTACATAACGTACCTCGTTTCAACAACCCATCTAGCACATTTGACAATGATCAATATTTAGTTGTTATCAACGTTCCTGCTGGAACTGCTACAACTGAGATCACTAACTTCATTGTTGCTTCTGCTGTTGCAGCTGGTCAAGCGATCGCGTTAGAGACTATCTAATCAGATAGAAATAAAGAAGACGAGGGTAGGTACTTTGCGGTGCCTGCCCTTTCTTTTTTGTGTTTGTGCTTGATTTTTAGTATATTATTATTGAGTACAACTACGATCATCTTATTCAAAACAATAGAAGTTTATGGCTATCAAACATCAGTTAAGCCTTGAGACTCCTGATACAAATAACTGCAAAGTATTAAGGATCTTTGACACCAGTACGTATGGTGAAGGTTTAGACAAAGAGTGTGGCACACTACAGATTACATCTCCAGGATTTAACTTACCAGTTAATGTTGAGGTATTGCCATATTATAACATCGTTCTTAATGCATGTTCATTAGGTTTACAAAAGACTGGATGTGGGGATAGCTTGCAGTGCATTCCTGACGGTATCTATGTGATTCGTTACTCAGTTGCTCCAAACGATAAAGTATATTCTGAATATAATCATCTTCGTGTTACTCAAACATTAAACAAGTATTACAACGAGCTTTGCAAGCTTGAAATCAATGGTTCTGAACCTGATGCTGACGTAAAAGAAAAGTTTGGTCAGTTACAGACAATAAAGAACTACATCGATGCTGCAAAAGTAAAGGTTGAGTATTGTCATCAAGCAGATGAAGGCATGGAGTTATTAATCTATGCACAGAAGAAGCTAAACGCATACTCAGAAACATACGGCCAGTACTGCTAATATTAACTAAACCAACAATATTATGTCACAAAACCAAACTACCTGTCCTAACTGTGGTACTGTAATCACATGTGGTTGTCAGCAAAGAACTGCTTCAAACGGAGCACAAGCCTGCACAAACTGTATTGGTACTTACGAACAACAGTTACATTTGATCAGAAATACTCAGGCAAACAAAAACTAAGATGAAGAACTTACTGCCAAAAAAAGTTGAGATATATAAGAACTACGCAACAAGCATCTTTAGCAAGTTTCGTAGATCTCGTTATGGATTAGGTAAAGCTATTTCTGACGATTATGTCTTGATGGCAGAGATCAAAAAAGCTATTGTTGATTGGCAAGCAAACGATGATGCTGGTGCATTAAGCGAAGAGAATATTCAGTACAAGACTTGGTTACCAACGGGTATGTATGATTCTGAGTTATTATTTGATAACGAAGCTTTAGGATATCAATACAGTAATCCTCGTAGTCCAGATAATCTTGGTGTATTCTATGAGTATAGTAATGGATCTCAAAACATTATTCAGGTTAATGCAAACGGTGCAGTAACTAGAATAAACTTGAATCCATGCATTACAATCAATAACAATACATCTTTCTTGTTTACACAAGAGACTCCGTCAACTCAGTGGGTTATTCAGCATAATATGGGTATTACACCAAACGTATTTGCAGAAGATCTTAACGGTAATGATATTCAAGGTATTATTGAAATCGTTGACAGTAACAACTTACGTATTAACTTTAATACTCCAGTAGCTGGTAAAGCTTACTTATCATAATGGGTGCTTCAGTATATTATTACGATATTGATCTTAACAAGAATCAGTTACTTAATGCTAGGTTACATCCTGTAACAACAGCAGAAAGGACTACTCTTGGTAATAGTTATAACTCTAATGATAAAGGTATTGTAGTTTACGATATAACAGCAGCAAGTTTTTATGGTTGGGATGGCAATGCTTGGCAACGAATAGGTCTTACAGATGCAGAGTTATCAATGCTTGCACAAGCTTATAACTCAACTATTGCAAGTGTTAGTCTTAGTTCTAATGATGAGAACTTACTTCTAACTATAACAAAGAGAGATGATACTGCGGTATCAAGCTCTATAAAGTTTAAGCATATACATGTTCAAGCTGTTGCAGTAACAGAATGGAATATTATCCATGACTTAAACTGTTATCCTTCTGTTACAGTTGTTGATGCAACAAAAACAGAAGTTATTGGAGATATCTCATACACTGACTTAAACTCATTAACAATAAGATTTACAGCTGCCTTTAGTGGTGAAGCTTACCTTAACTAATATTAATCATGGCAAAGAAGTTTTTAACCAATCTGGATCTTGTAAAAAATCAGATACTAAACGTTGCAGTACACAATAACGCTGGTCCAATAGCAAATCCTGTTGTTGGTCAGATCTATTTTGATACTACTCCAAACGTTCTTAGAATGTTCTTCTGGGATGGCACTACTTGGGTTGATATGTCAGGTGACATTCAAGACGTTTTAGGCGGTGCTGGTTTAACTGCAACGACTTCAGCTAATGGAGATGTCATTACTCTTGATATCAACGTTGACAACGCAACTATCGAAGTTTCTGGTGGTGACTCTATCCAAGTTAAAGATCTTGGTATTACTACTGGTAAGTTAGCTAATAGTGCAGTAACAACTGTTAAGATTAATGGCAATGCAGTTACTCTTGATAAGATTGCTCAGATAGCAAACTTACGTGTTCTTGGTAACATGTCAGGTGCTACTGGTAATGTTTCTGAAGTAACAGTTATTACAGATTTAGCAAATGCTTCATCAACAACTCTTGCTACATCCTCTGCTATTAAGTCATATGTTGATGCTAATATTGGTGGACTTGGTAACTTAGAAGGTGCTTGGGCAGCATCAAGTGGATATTTTCCAGTAGGTACAGATCCTGTTGCTGGTACAAAAAAAGGAGACTATTGGTATGTAACAGTTGCTGGTACAACAGGTGGAGTAAGTTTTAACATTGGCGACGTTATTATTGCCAAGGTAAATGATGCTTCTCAAACACTTGCTTCAGATTGGATTCAGTTAGAAGTTAATCGTGATCAAGCAACAGAAACAGTTTTAGGTTTAGCTGAGATTGCAACACAAGTTGAAACAGATGCTGGTACTGATGATCAACGTATTATTACTCCTTTAAAGTTAAAAACTTTATTAGATAATCGTACAGGAGGTTATGCAGCAAACGTTGGAGATACAACAAGCACTTCATTTGCTTTGACTCACGGATTAGGTACAAGAGACCTTATTGTTGCAATATATGATAATGCCACATACGAAGAAGTTATTACTGATGTTGTATTAACATCAACAAGTGTTGTTACTGTAAACTTTGCAGTTGCTCCAGCTTCTAATGCGTATCGTGTAGTTATCAAGAAATAATATACTTAATGAGATTTTTGTCTGACATACTAGCTAAAGCTGGTCTGATTGTTGATGGTGCTGCTGTATTCAACAGTAGTGCAACAGGTCAGACTCCAGCAACGAATGATAATTCTACCAAGTTTGCAACAACTGCATGGGTAAGATCATTTGTTCAACCATATACTTTACCTATTGCTTCTTCTACCGTTCTTGGTGGTATAAAAGTAGGTACAGGTTTAGCTATCGATGCACTTACTGGAGTTCTATCAGTATCAGGTGGATCAGTATCTTTAAAGTCAACTCAGACATTTACTGCAACAGAAGGTCAAAGTATATTCACTATTGCAAACGGATATACTCCAGGTCTTATTGATGTCTTTCTTAATGGTGTGTATCTATCACCAGGACAAACAACTGCAACAAACGGAAGTACTGTAACATTACTAGATCCTGCAATATTAGGTGACGTTATTGATGTTATCATCACATCTCCTATTGGCGAAGGATCAATAGCAACAACTGATAGTCTTCCAGAAGGTACGGTTAATCTTTATTATACTCCAGCAAGAGTTCGCACAGCAATCTCTTTAACAACAACTGGTGTATCAGGTGCAGCAACATATAACAATCTTACGGGAGTATTTAATATTCCTAACTACCAAGGATTAGTTCCTTCTGGTGGTATAGCTGGAGACATCCTAGCTAAGGTAGATGGTACTGATTATAATACTACATGGATTCCTAATTTTACAAGTACTGTACAACATACTGTAAAAGCAGCAGTTGCTTTAACAAAAGGTCAAGCAGTTTATGTATCATCTGCTGATGGTACTAATATGATTGTTTCTAAAGCATCTAATGCTTCTGAACAAACATCTAGTAAAACACTAGGACTAGTTTCTCAAAATTTAGCAATAAACGGTCAAGGTTTTGTTGTAACTGAAGGTTTACTTGCAGGTTTAGATACATCAACAGCTAATGCTGGGGATCCAGTATGGTTAGGTACGAACGGTAATCTTATCTTTGGTTTAGCTAATAAACCAGTTGCTCCTGCTCATTTAGTATTTATTGGTGTTGTTACACGTGTACAATCTAATAATGGTGAGATCTTTGTTAAAGTACAAAACGGTTTTGAGTTAGATGAGCTACACGATCTTTCTGTAAAGAATGCATCGGATGGCGACATGATTAAGTATGTCGCATCAACTGGTTTATGGACAAAGATTGCTGCATCAACAACAAATATTGTTGAAGGTACAAATCTTTATTACACAGCTGCTCGTGTTGCTGCATATCTAACAGCAAACTCTTACGCTACACAAGGATATGTAAACACTGCAATATCAAACTTAGTAGCTTCTGCTCCAACAACACTTGATACACTTAATGAACTTGCAACTGCATTAGGTAACGATCCTAACTTTGCAACAACAATAGCAACTAGTATTGGAACAAAAGTACCACAGACTAGAACTATTACAATCAATGGTACAGCTTATGATCTTTCAGCAGATAGATCTTGGTCCATTGCTGCGGGTGTAACGAGCTTTAATACACGAACTGGTGCAATCACCTTAACGTCAGGAGATGTCACAGGAGCGTTAGGATATACCCCTTATAATAGTACGAACCCTTCAGGTTATATTACTAGTTATACTGAAACGGACACATTAGCTACTGTAGTTGCAAGAGGATCAAGTACTGGTGGAGGTAGACCAATCACTTTAGATAATAGTGGAGGAGGAATCTTTATAAAAGCTGGTTCTGGAGGTTGGTCCATGGGTACTTATTTTAGAGGAAATGGCGATACCATCTTAGCAGGATTTGGAGCACTTGGTGCAAATAATAGTTTAACGTGGGCATGGATTGGTGCAGGATATGAGTCACCTTGGGTTACTTTAAATGGTAGTGTTGTAAACTCACTAGTAGCTTTACAACAGAATGGCAACCAGGTATTACATGCTGGAAACTATTCTTCTTACGCTTTACCGCTTTCTGGCGGGGTTGTTACAGGATTAACTGCATTAACAGGAAAAGTTACATTAGGTAACAGAACATCTGCAGCTTTCAACGGTAATATTGCGGGATTAACAATTAATAATACTGTAGAGATACGAAGTACGGGTTCTGAAAATCCTCCAGGCTTAACTTGGCATTATGAAGGATTAGCTACACGACACATACTTATGACTTCAGCTGGAGTTATAAATGTTGTATCTCCAAGTACAGAAAATGGTGGAGTAGCTATATTAGCAGTAAACGGTAACACTGTATGGCATGCAGGTAATTTAACTAACCTTAACCAACTTACTAATGGTCCAGGATATATTACCAGTAGTTCAAATGTTGCTGGATTAAATACTACATTCTTAGATACTGGTTCAACTAATATCAGCAGTGGATTCTCTAGAGTTATTAGGAATGAGAACGCGAATGGTGGTAATATGAGTTATGCACCAGTCCTACATTTAGCTGCTTCAGATACAATGTGGCAGATTCAAGGTGATTATAGTTCAAGTTCAACGTTAAAATGGAGAGCAGGTTATTCAGGTACGTGGTATCCATGGAGAGATATATTTCATAGTGGTTTTTCTGCTTATTCATATGCTTCTAGTTTAAACCAAAACTTAACTACTGGCTCTGATGTGACACATGCTATTTTAAGAGCTAGTTCTTATGTTGTTACACCATTAATATATAGTGGCGGAGGATCAGTAAACTTTGGTAATAACGTTTCTATAACACCATCGTCAGCATCATGGGCTGAAGGTTTAGCTTTCAGTATGGCTACTACTTCAACTTGGGGTGGATTAAGATGGCGAAGAGAAAGAAGTAATGCGGACGGAAACTGGTATGTAGGATTTACAGCATTAGATAGTTCTGATGATTTAGTATTTGGAGCTAATAATGGAGGCACTCAAAACGATAGTATAATTAGATTAACTAAAGCAGGTCTTGTATCAATGCAGAAAGCTCCATCTGGAGTAAATCTAATGTTGGGTAGTATTGATTACTCCAGAGCTTATCCTGATTCTGATAGACATGGTTTAGTTATAAATGCACCGTATTACCCACATCTTGATATAAACTCACTGAATAACGCTAGTAACGATACTCACGGTCCTGTAATATCAATGACTGGAATATTAACGGCAGGTGGTTACCGTAGATGGGGAATGGGTATAGCAAATACAAACCCTAGTCATTTTTCTATAGGATGGGCTGATAATAATAATAATCCTCATTATGGTGTTGGTCATAACTGGAGCCAAGGAGGTCGTTTTATTATAGATACATCTGGTAATATTTGGTGTACTGGTGATGTAACAGCTTATGGAGCTCAATCAGATGTAAGATTAAAAACTATTAAAGAGAAAGTACCTAATGCCTTAGATGGTGTATGTAAACTTAATGGTTATCGATTTGACTGGAAAGAAAGAGAGGTAAAGATTACTACTTTTATTGAAGATATTGGAGTAATTGCGCAAGAGGTTAAAGAAGTTTTTCCTGAGCTTGCTCGAACAGGAGAAGATGGTTGGATGTCTGTTAGATATCAAGGTCTTACAGCAGTTCTTATTGAAGCAGTAAAAGAACAACAAGCTCAAATCACTGAACAAAAAGCTCAGATAGATGAGTTAGTTGCTATTGTAAAAACAATGAAAGGATTCTAAGATGCCGTTACAATCATCAGGAGCTATTAGTATTAATCAAATCAGAGCTGAGTTAGGGTCTGGTTCATACTCATTAAGAACGCTTAGTGCTGCAGCAGGTAAAGGTACGCCTGACTCTATGAGTGAGTTCTACGGATACTCTTCATTTAGTGCAAGTGGTGGAAGTGTTGTTGATTATTTAGGCTACAGAGTCCACGTGTTTACATCTTCTGGTACATTAACAGTTAATGGTACCAAAGGTATGGAAATTATTGCTATTGGTGGCGGAGGTGGAGGAGGTAATGGTAGCACACAATCTGGTGGTGGCGGTGGTGGAGGCGGCTGGGTTTTATCTTATCCAACTGTTACTGGTAATGTTACTGTAACTATTGGAGGTGGTGGGGGAGTTGATACAAAAGG